CTGATGGTGCCGAAATTGATTACCGAGAATTACTAGCAGAAGCCAAAGATACAGAGTTTATTTCGCCTGTTGTTTGCACTGGTATTGACCCGCATGGGGCTACTAACTTATCCCATCATCTGATGGATGAAGGACTTGAGCCAGTAACCATTACCCAAAATTACACCAACTTAAGTGACCCCATGAAAGAGCTGGAAGCCGCAATTAATTCAGGCCGCTTTCATCATGATGGGCACCCCATTATGACTTGGTGTGTTTCAAATGTAGTGGGTAAGTTCCTACCTGGTAACGATGATGTTGTACGACCTGTGAAGGAAGGCAACAACAATAAAATAGATGGCGCGGTCGCGCTGATTATGGCGATTGGCCGCTGGATGCTACGGGAAGCCGAACCTGATAGCGATAAAGAATCAATCTATGACTCTACGGATGTGGCTTGTTAATGAATATTATAGTTTTTGTAATTGGATTGATCGGCTTGGCTGCGATTTCTTTTGGCGCTTGGTCTATCTATGAGCCAGCAGGGTTCATAGTGTGTGGATTGTTTCTTTTATGGTGGTCTTACATGGTTGCTTCTTGTTCTAGCCAGCCGGTTGATCAAGCACCAGACAGGGAGAAATAATGTTTTTTCCACAACTTTTCAATATTGGAGCAAGACCAAGTTCACAAGATTTTTCGCAGTGGATTAGCTCAATGTCTGGCGGTACATCTAGGGCGGGGACATTAGTCACTAAAGAAACTGCTATGGCTAATGCCGCGTTTCATGCCTGTGTAACTTTGTTAGCAGAATCAGTGGCGCAATTACCTTGTGAACTCTATCGCCGTACTAAAGATGGCGGAAGAGAGAAAGCCACGAATCATTCTTTATACGATGTGATTAAGTATCAACCTAACCGTAAGGACACGGCATTTGAGTTTTACGAACAGGGGCAGGGAGCACTAGCAACTGAAGGCAATGATTTTTCTCTGATTGAGCGAAACGGAGCAGGATTTGTTACAGAGCTTTTTCACATAAACCCTCAGAAGGTAAGAGTATTAAAGGGACCTGATCTACTTCCTTACTACGACATTCAGGGCATTGATGGAGTACTGCCAATGCGTATGGTTCACCATGTAAAAGCATTTTCATTTGATGGCTATTTAGGTCAGTCGCCTCTACAAACTAACAAAGACGTGATTGGCTTGGCGTTGGCAACAGAAGAGCATGCTTCTGCAGTGTTTTCTCGCGGAACCACAATGAGTGGTGTGATTGAGAGACCTCACACAGCTGGAACAATAAAAACTCAAGAAGGTATCGATCGGATATTATCAAAGTTTGCTGAGCGCAATAGCGGCTTGGCTAACCTGTTCTCGGTTGGAATGTTGCAAGAGGGCATGCAATACAAGCAATTGTCTATGGACAACGAAAAAGCCCAGCTTATTCAAAGTCGTAATTTCAATGTAGTAGATATATGTAGGCTATTCAAAATTCCACCTCACATGGTTCAGCATCTTGATAAAGCATCCTTTAATAATATAGAGCATCAGGGGCTGCAGTTCGTAACAAACACTGTGCTGCCTTGGCTTAAACGTCGAGAGGCAGCAATGATGCGGGACCTGTTGTTGCCGGAAGAACGTAAAGATTTATATATTGAATTTAACGTCTCTAGTTTGATGCGAGGAGATCAAAAGTCCCGTTATGAGTCTTATGCCATTGGTCGGCAGTGGGGTTTTTTATCTGTCAACGATATTCGTCGAATGGAAAATATGCCGCCTATAGCAGGGGGTGAAAAATACTTAACGCCATTGAATATGACTGATTCAAGCACGATGCAGAAAAATACTGATGCAACACCACAGCAGCTTAAAGCCATTGAGGAAATTTTATGTCAGGCGTAATGATTAACTACCCACATGTTGCCGCGATGGTTTTCAACACACCGTTATATGCAACTCAAGAAGTTATTTCATCAGTTAAAGCGGTTTTAATGCCACGACTAACGGATGAGAAATTAGATTCGAATAAGCTACTGGATTTGGGAGCTAGCATGCTTAGTTCATCTGCTGAAGAGCATGAGCTAAAGCATATGAGTATTAGTAATAAAATTGCGATTATCCCTATTCATGGCGTTTTAGTTTCACGCCGCGGGACCATTGATAATTCTTGTTCCGAGCTGGTCAGTTACGAGCGCTTACGAGTGCAAGTCAGCGCAGCGTTAAATAACCCAGGTGTCGAAGAAATTGTGTTGGATCTTCACACAGGGGGTGGCATGGCAATGGGTTGCATGGAGTTTGCGGATTTTATCTATAAGTCTAGAAGTATTAAAACGATCACCGCAGTTGTTAACTTTGCTGCTTACTCCGCTGGATATTTTATTGCGGCTGCGTGCAGCAAAATCATTTGCAGTCCAACCGGTGGTGTTGGTTCGGTAGGCGTAATCATGGAAACGTACGAAGTTAGTGCTTGGGAAGAGGGGGTAGGAATTAAGTACAACACTTTCTATCGAGGCGCCCGTAAGAATGATGCAAGCGAACATGAGCCGTTAACCGAAGAAGCCGCCGCTGAAATAGATGGGCGTTTAGACACATCTTATAAGCAGTTTATATCCTCGGTTGCTAAATATCGGAATCTTGCAGAGCAGGTTGTTATTGATACTCAGGCGAAACTTTATTCCGCTGACCAAGCTCTAGCAGTCGGTTTTATTGATGAAATAGCCCCTGCTCAAGAAGCGGTAGACACTTTAGCTGCTCCCTATCAAGCAATGGAACAAATTTCCTCAATTGGTATTAGGGCAAAAGTTATTGACTTGGAGGTTTCTGCTTAATGTCTAAAACAAATTTCAACCGGCTCTAGCCATGCGGCGGAGCTCCCCCATTGCGGTTTTCTAATTCTAGGAAGCCGCTTTTTTATGTCTGTTAATTGATCACTAAAGGTGAATTTATGAATCTTGAAGAAATCCGTCGCAAGCGTGCTGAAGTGAACGCTCAAATCCAATTGTTAGCTACTAAAGAAGCTGAAGGGAAAATTACAGCTGAAGAGGTTGAGCAGTTTGAAAAGCTCTCTAGTGAAATTGACTCGATGACAGCTAGCTTGCAGCGCTTAGAGAAAGCAGAGCAGATGGCCGCATCAGTGGCTCAGCCTGTCACTGCTTTTGCTGGTGAGTCAGCAGCAGTACACATAAAAGCGCCTGCTGAGCAATACGCAGGGTCCAGTGTAGCTCGTACAGTAATGGCAATTGCAGCTGGTGGCGGTGACCTTGGCCTGTCAGCAAAGTTTGCTAAGCAAGAGCTTAATGACTCAGGTGTTTCTATGGCGATAGAGACAAGCGGCGGTTCAGGTGCCGCATTGATTCCACAAAACACACTCGATGAAACTATTGATTTATTGCGCCCCAAAACGATTGTTCGACGTTTGGGCGCAGTGTCTATTCCATTACCCAATGGCAATTTAAGCATGCCAAGCATGAGCTCAGGTGCCTCCTCTGGTTATGTTGGCGAAGGAGTGGATGTTAAGGCGACAGAATCTCAGTTTGGTGATGTGAAGCTGTCTGCTAAAAGCATGATTACTCTGGTACCGATGTCGAATCAATTGATTGGTAGAGCCGGGCGTAACATTGAGGAACTAGTGTTGAATGACATGGTTAACTCAATGGCGGCCCGGGAGGACAAAGCTTTCCTTCGTGATGACGGTACTAGTAACACACCACTAGGATTCAAAGCTGCAGCAACAACTGCGGGCAGAACGGTTCCTTGGAGTGGTACTGCAGACCTAGCAACAATTGACGCATTTTTAGACTCTCTGATTCTGAAATTAATGGAAAGTGATAGTTTGCTAATAAAGCCTGGTTGGGGTTTATCTCCTCGAACTTACATGAAGCTTGCGGGTATGCGAGACGGTAACGGCAACAAGGTCTATCCAGAATTGTCACTACCAGTCGGGAAACGCAATCTTAAAGGTTGGCCTGTCGAATTTACCACCACTATTCCTACCAACCTAGGTACTGGTAGCGATACTGAAATCTACTTTGCTGATTTCAATGATGTGGTCATTGGTGAAGGCGAGCAGATGAGTATAGATTTCTCCAAAGAAGCGACCTATATCGACTCAGGCAACAACATGGTTTCAGCTTTTGCACGAAATCAGTCGTTGATCCGTGTGGTTATGGAGCACGATATCGGCTTTAGGCATGTGGAAGGGTTAGTACTGGGTACAGGTGTTACTTGGTAAACCCTCAAATTTAGAGTTTCAATTTAAGCACTACCGTCACGGCGGTAGTACATTTTTTTAGAGGAAATACTCATGTCTAAAAATAGCGCCAAAGCAGCGGCAGAACGATTAAAGAAGCAGCAGCAAGATAACGCCGATCAGAAGGGATTAAATACTGAGGCTAGCACAGCACCTAATGATGGAACCATTGTGGCTGCTAGCGAAAACGATCAGAAGCTGACTGACGATTCTGTGAATAAATTGCCAGAATCTGAACAGAAGAATATTGAAGAAATAGAGCTCAAGGACGATGCAGGACCAAGTACTACCTCGAATGATACGTCGAAAGGTACGATATCGCCTAAGCTACCGGTTACAGATGACAATAAGCTAGTGCAAGTTGAGTTTGTTGGTCCGTATAAGCGCTATAGCAGAGGTGATATTGCTTCATTCTCAAAAGATCTAGCAACTGAGATGATTGAAAAGGGTGCTGCAATTCTACCTGGTGGAGCTCCAAAAACTGAAAACGAGCCTGTTTAATGCCTTTCTATGTGATTGAACAACCCACGGTTGAGCCTGTTAGTCTGAACGACTTACGAGCTCAATGCAGGATCGATGAAGACTTTAATGAAGAAGATGAACTATTGAATTCTTACATTATTGCTGCCAGAGAGTACTGCGAAGAGTTTACCGGGCGTCATTATGCAGAAAAAACCATGGGATACCTTGGTAAGTTTCCAGCAGGAAAGGCCAGTCTTGAGCTGTTGCCCAATACAAGCGAAGTGTTGTTTATAGAATATCTCGATGCTAGAGGGGTAAATACCTCGATACCAGCGGAGGATTATATCTCTGACCTGATTTCGATTTGTGGTGCTGTCGTGCCTTTAAAAAATTGGCCTGCAGCAAATTATCATCATCCTCAACCCGTTACTGTCCACTTTGAATGTGGAGGTGGAGAGTGTAAGCCTGTAGTAAAACAATCGATTTTATTATTGGCATCGCACTGGTATCAAAATAGGGAGGGCTCGGTTATTGGCGTCGCCAGTAAAGAAGCAGACTATTCAGTCCATTCACTCTTAGCTGGAGAAAGAGTGGTGAATGTATGAAGCGTGTGGTTGCTGGCCGTAGAAGCCAGAAAATAACGCTATATAAACCAGTGATTGGTAAAACCCCATCCGGGGCAGTTATTAAAAATCAGCTTGAAAAGGTCGCATCACCTTGGGCATCCGTCATGGTTAAAAATACGGGTGAGCAAGAATTTGGCGAGGCATTACAGGGAACAATAGTTTATTCCATCGTTATTGCTTGGCGGGATATTGGTAAAGATTGGGTTGTTTCTTGGCGCGGACAGTTGTTGCGCGTGATCAATGTAGACGATAGCGACCCGCAGCGCCGCCAAAAGAAATTCAGTGCTGAGTCGGAAAACACCATTAAAGAATTAGAGTTTATTGATAATAGTATCGTTGATGGCGCTATTGAAACGCTAGATGAAGCTGTAAACGAGCCTTGGTAATGGAAATCAAATGGAAAATTGAAGGTCTTTCCGAGCTAGAAAAGCAGTTAACGGCTTTGGGCGCAGAGGTTGGTTTGAAAGCGTTAAGAACAGCAGCTCGCACAGCAATGAAACCAGTTCAGGCGCAAATGAAACGCACAGCACCGTTTGATCAGAATAAAACTGGCACGCCTTCAGCTAAAGCAGATAAATACGAGATAGCCGCCCGCGCCCAGCACATGGCCGAAAAGATAGGCATCACCACTAAAAAACTCGATAAAAAGGCCGGTAAAACCACTGCTTTATCTGTGCGAGTAGGTCCAACAAAGGCGCATTCTCAAAAAGCGATAGCTGCTGAATATGGAACAGTAAAACAAACAGCCACTCCATTTATGCGCGCATCATTATTCGACAATAAAGAGCTGGTGGTTACCACAATAAAAAACAAACTGGCCGCTGAAATTCGCAGAGTTACCCAAAAGAGAGCCCGCTAATGACTATCGAACAAGGTTTACTGGGGTGGTTAGAGGCGAATACATCGCTAGAAGCCTTCTGGCTGGAAAGGCCTGCAGGCAAAAACAGAACAATTGTTTATAGAAATATCTCGCCATCGATGATGAGCGGCAATTTATCAAGCCCAGCGCTTAGGCGTGATCTGTTTTCGATCACTGTCTATCACGATGATGTGGAGACAGGCAAAGCTATCGCCGAAAAGCTGATGAGTGATCTGCATGATTTTAGCGGGGATCTATCGGGTGCTTGTGTTCAGTTGATGGAGTTTCAATCGGGATTCGATCAAAAACTTAACAAAGAACCGGGAATGCCCGTTTATCAATTTAACCGTGATTTTTTAATTACATACTAAAGAGAGAAATATTATGACTGCGATAGCTGATCCGGGCACATACATGCAACTACCCTCTGGAACTCGAGTTTTATGGGGGGCCGTCGATGATCTGACAGCGGCTTTAAAATTACTTAAGGATGCAGATGGAGTGGGCACCATTGGAAAGGCAGCGGGGTTCGTTGAAGTTACCCGGTTAATCGATACCGAAAAGAAATTTATTTCTGATATGCCAGAAGGTGAAGACAAGGAATTTATGTTCTGGGATGACCCTGCTGATGTGGATCTTCAGGCATTAATTGCAGCCGCCGAAGCTACCCAGACCGTTAAAATCCGCGTTGAATTCCCTAATGGACGTTGGTCAGACTTGATTGTTGCCCTGTCTGGCTGGCGTCAGGAAGAACCCACTAAAGGTGAGGCGTTAAAAATCACCATAGTTGGCAAACAAAACGGCCTTACTCGCGGTGTCACCGCCTAATTTATTTATAATCCAATAGCTTAAGCGAGATATTACATGACCTTAAAAAACAAACTTTTAGCACCCCCAAAGCGTCCGCCAATCCAAGTGAACATGCTTGAGGGCAAGTTTCCCGTCCAACGTATGTCCACTGCAAGGTTAGGCGAGATTGATGCTGACATGGCCGACCTAAGAGACAAAGGGATAGCCGAGGATATTAACCTATATACCGCTGGCGTTATTTTAGACTCGATCCTCGATGAGAAAGAAAAGCCAATGTCAAAGTCGGTCAAACCTCAGCAGTTGTTAGAAACTTACGACCCTGGACAGATCGCCGCCGCCTTGAATGCAGTTTTTCAGGCGAACTATGGTGGGCAGGAAGGAGCTGAAGCAGCAAAAAAAGATTAACCGACGACCCAGCACTACATTTTTGTTTTGAGCTCGGTGAAGTGCTTGGCGTCGAAGACCCTCGAAAACTTTATCACGCAGATGCTGAGTTGCTTGCCTTATGGGGCGGATATTTCAGCCTCAAATCATCACCAGAAACCCCAATCTCTAATGATGTCGCAGATATTGACCAGCAGGTTGCTATGTGTGAACGACTATTGATGTGACCTATGGCAGACATTGCAAAACTAACAGTGGCGCTCTATGCGAATAGTGCTCAATTCTCTAGTGAGTTGAGAAAGTCACAACAAAAAGCAGGGAAGTGGCAAAAGAAAGTTTCTGGTGCTTTCAAGGCGGCGAGTGTTGCCGCAGCAGCGTCTGCAGTTGCTTTAACAACTGCATTAACTGCTATCTATGTACGACAAGCAAGTTTGATTGATCAAACTGCAAAGTTTGCTGATCGAATTGGCGTATCTACTAAGGCTTTGTCTCAGCTACGGTATAGCGCAGAGCTAACAGGTTTAGGTGCTAAAGAACTAGATATGGCGATGCAGCGTATGACTCGCCGTATCGCAGAAGCTGCCCAAGGAAGCGGGGAGGCTGCGC